CTAACTGAGCTGTTTATTGACGCCTCGGCTAAGGCCATCTTGCCACTGTGCTAACTCTTGCTCGTCCCAGGCCGAGGCGCGCGGGCCCAATTTCACCGGTGCCGGGAAGGTCCCGGCCTTGATTCGTTCGTAAATCGCGGTGCGCTTGAGCCCCACCAATTCGATCACCGCCGGCAGCCGGAGGAAGCGCTTAACTCGTTCCATTGTGTTTCTCCTTCGATACTAATTCGGTTTCTTGCTGGCGCTGGCCAGTAGCGCCGTGTAGCACTTGCTGTGCATCGCCTTCTTCGCCACCAGCCCGCCGCCCGGCAGCGGCGCGCGCATATACCGCTCGCCGGTGCAGATCGTCATGCCGCAGCTGGCGCATATGTGGCCGCGCCGCGCGGTGTGCGTGATCTCGTTCATTGGCCGCCTCCTTCGATCTCGTCGACGATCACCGCGTGCACATGCCGCCCACGAAGTTCGACGGGCGGCGCCGCGCTGGCGGCCCTGACCGCCGCATCCCACTGGCGCCGCAGGCTGTCCATCACGGCCGCGACCTCGGGCGTCAGCGCATCGCCCGGGCGCTGGGCCAGCTGGTACATCACGTTCGCCATCTGCGCGCCGATGCGGCGGATCTCGTCAGGCATCCTTCTCTCCTTGAGCAGCAGCCTGGATAGCTGCGTCGTCCGGGACCTCGTCGCCGAACTTGCTGGCGACGTAGGCGCGCATTGCGGCGACCAAGGGCGCGTCAGCCTGGGAGCGGTGGCTCACGCCGTCGGCCAGCGTGCTACCCATCCAGATGCTGGCGTACCAAATCGCGCCGGTCGGTATGGTCGGCTGTAACCTGATCCGCTCCCGCTCAATAATCGGCCCGCCGTGCGTCCAGTCGGTGGATGGCTTCCAGGCGGACGCCGGGATGGTGCCAACAACCACGCCGTCGGCATCGCGCCACACGTCCCATCCGTGCAGCCTGTGCGGCGGCCCAAGCGTCCACCCCTCCGCCCTGGCCACCCAGTAATCCAGCATCGCGCCGGTCAGCTCAGCGGTTTTCATGCTCGTCTCCTTCCTGAGCGGCACGGATAGCTGCGTCGATGGCCGCGCGCGGCGTGCTGCCGTAGCCGTCGGCGAGCACATGCTCCTGGTCGCGGTAGACCTTCGCCTCAAAGCCGCCTTCGTACTCGGGCAGCACGGCGATCCGGTGCTCGATCATCAGGCGCTCGACCTCATCCGCTCCTGCATGCGCCTGCTGAACTGGGGCTGGGTCTGCACACTCAGCGCCTTCGATGTACTCGGACAGGAAGTTCATCAGGTGCACGCCATCCTCCAGTGTGAATGGGCGCGGCAGTTGCACGAAGGCCTTGGTGCCGGACGGCAGGCGCACCGGGATGGTGTCGAAGTCGGCACTCACGATTTCACCTCGCTCTCTTCACTCTGTGCACGCACAACCGGAGAGACGGCGCGGCGCTCGGAATCCTCGATCATGGTTCGCAGGCGCGACAGCGTGCTTGCATCCTTGTGCTCGGCGTAATGCGCGATCGCGTCCATGATGTACTGCACACCGTTTTCGATGCGGGCGTCGCGCTGAGCCGTCTGAGATGGTGTGGCACGATACAGCGGCACAACTTCGCCCGCGCCCTCCCATTCCTTGACCTTCAATTCGGCGTTCACACGCTGGAAGTGCACGCTGATTGGCTCGCGGCCGCCCAGCACGGCCATATAGGCGTCAGGCTCGGCCTGCTCCTGCGCTGGTTGATGCGCGACATAGTGCGCAATCGCAGCCTGCAGTGCCTTGTAGACGTGCGCATGGCCCACCGACGTCAGGCTGCCGGGCGGCATCGCTTCGCTGAAGCACGCATGCGAGCCAGTGATCCGGCCATTCAGGGCTTGCACTGTCGGTGATGGTTCCGCGGCTGGCAAGGATGGCGCGGCTGCGCTGATGCGGTCCATCAGGTCGATGGCAAAGCCGTCCAGCCCCTCGGCGCTGAACGTGAAGAAGCCGTTTCGGGTAGCGCTCTCGGTGTCGTCGTGCAGATGGCTCATCGCCAGCTCGCGCACCTCTTCCTCGGTCAAGCGCTTTCGTTGCGCGTCCAGCGGCGCGGCCTCGGATGGCTGCGACAGGGCGGCCAGTGCTTTGTCGATCAGGTCAACGGGCACACCTTGGTCATTCATCACGCGGTCGCGGATATTGCGCAGAATTGCGCCGACGCTCGCAGCCCTTGCAACCTGCTCCGGTGCGGCTGTCGGCGCCACCGATCCATTTCCAAGCACGGCCTCGACGTTCGACACTAGGCGGTTGGCGAGCAGCGGCCAGTCGGTCTCGCGCAACACCTTGGCGGCGTCGTCGCATGCTTTACGCAGGTTCGCGGAGTCCCAATGATGGACCGGTGCGGCTGTCGGCGCTGGCTGGTTGGCGAGGGCGGCGCGCTTCCGTTCAGCCGCAAGGACTGCGCGACCCACGCCGATGGTATTGGCCGAGTTCGGCATGACGCCGTAGACCTTGGCATCATGCACCGCCTGCTCAATGAACGCGTCATCGGTCTCGGCTATAGGCGCTGATACTGGCGCAGCGCGGCGGGCGAGCGCGATCAGTTCCAGCATGGCGGCAGGGTTGGCGGCGGCGATGAATTCGGCATCCGCTGCGCACTCGGTGGCATCGCGGCCAAACCCGGAAGTCTCGGCGATTGCGAAGGTGCTGCCACTGCGCATGACCGTTGTCGCGGCGTGGCAGGTCCAGTGAGTGGAGGTCCACGGCCCCGGCGTTGCCGCGCGCGCCAGCGCTTCCAGGTGGTCGAGATTCAGCCCGCTATCGCTGGCGGATGAGGTGGTGGTGTTCGTCATGCTGCTGGTCCTTTCTGTTCGAAGCAGCGCTTGTAGCGCGCTCGGTATGCATCGCTTTTCAGTTGCTTCAGGACGGCTGCGTTCTGTCCGCCATCATCGCGCTTCGGACAAATCCAGCCGTCATCGCCGGGCCAGCCGTCGGTGCTATCGTCATCAACCCATTCGAGGTGCTGGCAGGTGTGGCAGTTCTTAGCCATCGCCTTCTCCGCTGTGGGAGATAGCCGGGGCAGCAGCGAGCATGGCGGCGTAGATCGCGCTGAACGTGGTCTGATGGACGCGAGCTGCGTCGATCATTTCGCTCGTCGGCTCAACCGGCACCAGCTTCCAGCCATCAGGAATCGCCGCATCCCTTGCTGCCCGCACCTGGCTTGCAACGTGCTGGTCGATGTGGGTGATGATCTCGCCCCACTTGGAAAAGCACGCGCTCTCGTCGTGGTCCTGTTTCTCGGACATGTCCAGGAATTGATTTGCCATATCGCGCAATTCCTGCGTATCGACGCTTGCGCCTACAAGTGCAGAAGGGGCGGCAACCAGCTTCAGGGTGACCTGGTCGGATGGCGCGCCGGCGGGGGCCGGCACCTCGACCACCAGCACGCGCTCGTGCTTCTCGCCGGCCCAGGGGAAGGCACATCCGACCGGCCCCACGGTGCCGTGGTTCTCGCTGGTCAGCAGGATCGCCCAGGTGCGCGCCGCGGCGCGGGGCCGCAGCGACGTGGTGCTGGGCGTGACGCCGGTGGCGCGGGTGATTGCGTGGTCCATCAGTTCTCTCCTCGATGTGTGCGGCGCGGTGTAGCCGGCGCCAGTTTGTTTTTCAGCTTGTCGCGCTGGGCCTCGGCCAGCGACAGCGCGGCTTCGAACCGTGCAATCTCGGCGAGCGCTTCGGTCAGCCCGTCGTACAGGTGGCGCGCCAGCCGCTCGGGGCACTGGTAGGTGGCGCGCAGGGCTTCGAAGCTCACTTCCGTTCCCCATAGAGCGCGCGGGCGGCCCGCTCGTCGGCTGCGGCTTCGCTGCGCTGCACCTCGCCGACGATGATCAGGAAGGCCAGCACGAAGACCAGGCCCTGGCCGAACCGGCGCATCACAGCGGCCACCCGTTCACGATCGCCGCGGTGCAGCCCGCGCAGACGATCAGCACGGCAGCCGACTTCCACTTGATGGCGCGCAGTTGGTGTTCGCTCATGGCTTTTCTCCGAGTGCTGCCATCGCGGCGCGCATGTTGGCGATCGCGGCGCCAGCCAGACGCTCGATGCGGTCGAGCCGCTCCTGAGCAGCTGCAACCCGCGAAATCGGCCCGCGCGCAAGGTCGTCGACGGGGACCTTGAATAGCGTGCGCACCTCGAAGCGCGCCGGCTGCGCCTGGACGTCGAGCAGGTGCTCGCGCGTCTTGATGTCCGCCCAGCGCGGGAGCCGCTCGCCGCGAGGGTGGTACTGGTGCACCACGTTGCCCTCGATCGGCGTGCCGTCGTCCCAATCGAGCTGGCGGTCAGGCAAGGGCATGTCGTCGACGCGGCGCTGCAGCTCGGCGCCGGCCTGCGGTTGCGTGCTGGTGGTCGTGGTCATTTCTTCGATTCCTCCTGGCGTGCGGCGCCATTCGTGCGGGCAACCGACATTTCGATGGCGCTCTCGCGCTGGTAGCGACTCGACTGCGCGTTGGCGCGGCTCTGGCGGACTGCTTGGCGGTCGGCTGGCGTCATGGCCAGCCAGTCGGCGCTCGGTGCGCGACGGCGTTTCTTCGTTGCCATGGCCGCCTCCTACCGCTCGACCATCACGCTGACGCCCAGGGCGCCATCGTCATAGGCAGCGTTTTGCAGCTCCTCGGCATTGCCGATGGCGGTGTAGGAGTAGGGCGGCGCGTCAGGCGCAGTTACGACGGTGATGCGGAAGCACATGGCAGATCACTCCTTGCTTTTTGCCCGGGCGCCGGGCCGGCGGCTCGAAGTCGAGCGGGTAGGGTTCAGGGCCGCGCGCTCGTCGCGCTCCTCGGTCAGCTTCTGGATGGCGGCGCGCACGATCGCGGCCATGGTTGCGAACTCGCGGTCAGGGTGCGCACCGTAGTACTCGGTGACGCCGCGGCGGCCGGCGCCGTAGCCGACCGTGACCGAATGCTCCTCGTGGTCATGGAGGATGTTCAGCGCGTGCTTGATGGCCAGGGCGCCGGCGGCGCGCGGGTGGCGGCGCCACTTCGGCAGGATCTCGCTGGTGCGAATGCCGCTGCCGCTGCCGCGCGCACCCGTCATCAAGTACACGTTCGAATCGATCGACAGTCCCATGCCGCCGGGCATCGTGGTGCGCACGCGCAGGTCGAGCCGCGCGATCTCGCGTTCTTCGGCGATCGCCTTCTTGAGGTAGTCTTGGTCGTACTGCTGGGTCATGCCGCGCTCCATTCGTGGAGCCCTGCTGGGCTCGGTTGCGATGGGGCTATCTTAAGTCAACTTAAGATCGTGCGCAAGTGTGCTTAAGAAGATATTTTAAGTTAACTTAACTCTCCGGGATTGCGGTGCCGCTGGGGAGCCGGCAATTCGGCCCAGCTACAGGCGAAAAAATACCCGCGCTGGGCGGGTGAGGGCGGGAAAAGCAAAGGCCACCCGAAGGTGGCCTGAATGTCACTACGGCGGGTTGCAATCCCCGATCCGTAGAGGCCTTCCGAGGAAGGACTTGAGCCCGATGCCGAAGCAGAGCAGGGAGGCGCTAATGCACTGGCGACTTCATGTACTCGAGGATCGCATCTTGCTGCTTAAAATCAAGCACGATAGCGCCCTCATGCTGCAGGGTCTCGGTGATCTCTCTATATGCATCATTCTTTGCCCCATCATCCTGCGGCCCTTCCGCGGCGAACAATACAAGCTTGGGCATCAGGCCTTTTCTCTTCAAGGTCTGGACTCGGAACAGCCATTGGCCTCCGTGATCCAAAATCTTGCTGGGCTGATCATGGCCGAGATACAGCGGCTTAATCGCTTTCAGCGCCGCAAATGGCGCGCCCTCTACGAACGGGAAGGTGGCGTGATAATCCTCAGTGCCCACTTCCTTTTTTTCGAAGCGACTACCAATGCCTGCCCTGCTTATCCAGGCGCGCATTTCCTTTTCCAGCACAGATTCTCGATACTGCTTAGTTACGAAATCCCGTTCGACGTAATAGCCATACAGTTCCTCGAGTTTAGCCTTCGGTTTCTCGGCTAATACACCTCTGATGCTACCAAATTTTATGATGGTTTCTCGCGGACGAGTAAGTTCTCCGAAGACTTGTTTTGCGATCGACAAGTCATCAGAATAAGTTCCTCGAGGCCAGCCCGTCATAAGCAGCTGGTCCTTGATTCGCTCCAGTTCATCCTTGAGATTGCTAAGGGCGGTGCGGAACAGTGCGCCCTCAACATCCTCGAAGAAGCTCGTGACGCGAGCATGCTTTCGGCCCATGAGCTTGTATGAGAAGAAACCGGTCTGTGGCGAGATCATGACGATACCCGCGTTAGCGAACTCTTCTGTCTCCACATAGGGGCAGAAGCGAACAATCGCGTATAGGCAGGCGTTAGTCATAATTTAGGGTTCCAGAACGCATCATTTTCACAGTCTAGGAGACGTGCTCGCAGTGCGTCGAATTCGAAGTTTACAGGGATTGTTCGCTCAGGGTCAACGAAAGTCCACTCTTGAGGAATGGCGCCGCAGATTGCATCCCAGTCCTCCATGGCGCGTAGGCAGATGCCGCAGAGCTCCTGCTGGAAGACCCAGTCTCCGAAGAGGTTACGGCTCTGCGAGCGGAACGCATGGAGCGCCAAAAAATCGGCCGAACTGAACGAGTCATCGAACGCCAAGTTGTGGTCTAGGACGACAAGTTGAGCCTGCTCAACGTTCCAGAAAAGGTTCGGGTTTCCACCGTTGAGGCTCAACGTCCGGTCGCCGTTTCGAATCCACCAGTCGAACGCGAGAACTTTGCGCTGCAGTGCCGTCGGCACGTTGTCCATGTGACTCAACGATAGCTCAACGAGCTGCTGTCGTTGCGATCCGAACGCCGGGCCACTCCCCAGCTCCGCAAGGTCAGGGCGGGAGCCCAGATCGATCAAAGCGCTGGGCACTTCGACAATCCGATGAGGCGGTACGGGCAGTCCCATTTTGGCGCCCAGCGAACTGGCTACCCATTCACAGATTAGACTACGCTTGCCAGCGTCTTTGCCTTTGACGAAATAAATATTCCCGTCTTCTCCGCGGCAAATAAATGGCTTGGTTACGCCTTGCGTTGAGCGATCCAATATCTCGATTATCTGCACATTATCTCGACTATGATTTATACACGGTAGGCGCAACTATAAGTTTGGCGAGGCTGTTCTGGCGGCATCCAGGCGTGCCGTAGCGCCTACTGCCTCGTCGTCTTACGGATTGCGGCCATACTTCTCCTGGAAGTCGCGCTCGAGCATCTCGCAAGTACCCGCCACGAAGCGGGCCATATCGGGGTCGGCAGACTTGGCCTTCTGGTCCTTCCAGCAGAAATCGATCGCGTCACGCGCGCGCACTAAACCCGGGTCGCTTGAGTCTGGCGGAAAAGCGAAGATCCAAGCGAAAAGAATAAGCGGTGCGCCAATCATCGCGTATAGCAGGGCCCGCGATTTTTTCTTTGTCACGCGCTTCGGTGGTGCGGCGCCGCAGCTCGGGCAGGCTATCGCCTGGTCGCTCACTTGAGCGTGGCACTCTGGACAGGAAATTAGGGCCAAGGGATTCTTTCTAGTTTAGAAGGGCAGTTCCGAGTCGTCGTATGCCGGCTTGTCGAGGTCGATGACCTCGAGATCGAGCGTAGCCACGTCCAGCGCCGCCAGGAGCGGGTCCGCGTCGAAGGTTGAGTATGAGGGAACTGTGCCTGGTTGGGTGCTGACAAGGACGATCGGCAGCCCTGGGTAGTGCGGTTGCAGGCGCAACATCAAGGCATCGCCGACGCCCGGTCGCACATAGGTCGAGTGAGGCAGGGCGACCACAATACGCGCGCCTTTAAACTCGACGATCGAGCATTCGATCCTCATAGACGTCCGCGCAGGCGCCGGCCGGGCTGGTAGACCACTTGCCCGATGATGCTGATCTGGCCGCTACGCGCGTTCACATCGCCGAACTCATCGTTCAGCGAGTGGAGATACCAGTCTCCATTGCGCTTGATCAGCTGCTTGACGCAGCAGTCGCCATCGAAGTTGAGGGCGTAGAGCTCGCGATTGATGGGCGACTTCTGGCGGGTATCGACGACGATTACATCGTCCTCAAACATGAGCGGCTCCATGCTGCGGCCGCGCACGCGAATGGCAAGCAGCTCGTGAGGAACCAAGTTGTCCTCCTCGATGACCTCCGTCGGGACATGCAGCACTCCTCCATCCTCCAAATCCGGCTCGGTCTCGAAGCGGGTCACGCCTGCCTGCAGCCGCAGCTTCACCAGGCGCACCGGCACCGTTTCGGGTTCGTCGCCAATCCGGATATGGGCGGCCGGCGTGATGAATGGGTCGTCGGATTGCGGAGCAGCAGGCGGCGCCTTCTGCGTCTGCGCTGCGGCTAGCTCTGCTTGGCCGTCGCCCGTCTCGAGCCAAAGCGCGTCGACATGCAAATACTCGCCCAGCAGGCGCGCTTTCGATGCGCCAATTCCATTCGTGTCAGTCAGCCAATAGTTCACCGATGTCGCAGAGCTGTTCGCAGCGCGAGCAAGATCGGCCGGCCGAATCTCGCGCCCCTGGCGCTTCGACTCTTCCGACATAGCCCATTTAAGGCGTTCTGACAATAGTTTCATAAAGCTAGCTTAACAAATATTTTCTTAAGTTGGCTTGCGTATGATCTTAAGTTCACTTAAGATATGTCTCAAGTCACCTTAAGAAAGCGAGAAGATGAACGACTCACAACTGATCGACGCCCTAGGCGGCACTGCCAAGGTCGCGGCGCTGTGCAAAGTCTCCATGGCAGCGGTATCGCAATGGCGCGATGACGGCATTCCGGCTGCGCGCCGCATGTTCTTGGAGCTGGCCCGGCCCGACGTCTTCCCTCCGGCGGAAAAGCCGAAGCGCCGAAAGGCAGACAAGGTCGAGTAGTTGAAGTTCCCATAACTGCATTGTCGCGCCATAAATATTTCCACGCATCATTTGTTTCCAGGAACCTCACATGAACTACAAGGACGCCTTTCACCGGACCGTGCATGAAGCGCCTGGCGGCTGCGAGGCCCTGGCCGTGCGCATGGGCTACACCGCGGGCCTGCTGCGCAACAAGGCAAACCCGAACTCGACGACGAACGTTCTGACGATGGACGACGCGTCGCGGGTGATGGAGATCACGCAGAACTACGACGTGCTGCATGCGCTGGCACGCCAGCACAACTTCGTGTGCACGAAGATCGACGAGCAGCCGGCGAGCGACATGGCGGTGCTGGAGTCGGTCACGGACATCTGGCAATGCCTGGGACAGGTCGGCACCCAGGTGCACACCGCGCTGGCGGACGGCCGCGTGGACCAGGGCGAGGTGCGCAACATCGAGAAGGCGATCTACGTGTCGATCCGCCCAATGATGGAGCTGCTGGCCCGCTTGAATGGGATGGCTCAGTGATGGCGCGCCCACAACAGCCCGAGCTGCGCATCGCGATCCTGGCCGCCATCGAGGCCGGCCACCAGCGCACCGAAGAGATCAGCGCCCACACCGGAATCACCACGAAGGGCGTCTGCACGCGCCTGTGCTACATGCGCGAGCTGGGCCTGGTCAACAGCGTCCCGGCGCCGGCTGCGCGCGGCGGCTCGATCAACATCTGGCGCCTGGGCCCAGGTCCGGACCTCGACCAAGAGTTCTCGCGGGCCGACGAGCGCCAGGTCGTGATCAGCACCACGTACCCGACCCTGGGCCTGCGGGATCCGCTGGTGGCCGCGTTGTTCGGCGCGCCGGCGCAACGCTCGATGGTGACGGCATGAGGCACTGCGTCGCCATCCAAGACTGGCTCGGACACCACGGCGAGCCGCTGCATCCCGAGAGCATGCAGTTCACCACCCGGCCGGCCAAGAGCTGCCGCGGCTGCCTGTTCCAGGGCCAGCACTCGGCGATCTGCGCACGCGCCTGCCAGGCCGCCGAGCGCGCGGAGCTGGAGCACTGCGAGCGCGGCGTGATCTACGTCGAGAAGCCGGTCGACACCCGCCAGCTGCCGCTGGAAGAAAAGGAACACTGAAATGGCCCGCGCACGGAACATCAAACCCGGCTTCTTCACCAACGACGAGTTGGTCGAGCTGCCGTTCGCAACCCGGCTGCTGTTCATCGGCCTGTGGACCATCGCAGATCGCGAGGGCCGCGTGGTCGACCGCCCGAAGAAGATCAAGATGGAGATCTTCCCGGCCGACGACGTCGACTGTGAGCAGGCCCTGGGCCAGCTGGCCGACAGCGGCTTCATCGCGCGTTACCAGGCGGACGGCATCAAGGTGATCGAGATCGCCAACTTCGCCAAGCACCAAGCACCTCATTCCACGGAAAAGGACAGCGTCCTTCCCGATGCGGAGGGCTTCTATACCGTGAACGAGCGCAACAAGAACGGTGGCATAACGGGCAAATCGGCCAAGGCAAAGGCAGGCGAAACGAAGACTAACGTTAAGCCACCGTTAGATAACGTTACCCCACAGTCCAATAACGCCCTGATTCCTGATTCCCCCATCCTGAATCCTGATACCCCCACCACCACCGACGCGAGCGCGCCGGCGGAGGGCGGCGGCGATCCTGCGGACCCGGATGACTTCCTGCCGCCTGGCGCGGCGCCGCTGCCTCCGCGCCAGGACCTGCCTGAGCCCACCAGCCCGGCTGTCGCAATCGCTGTCGCGCTGCGCCCGCTCGGCGTCACCGCCACCTCGATGAACCCGGTTGTGATCGATTGGGCTGATCGCGGGGTGCCGGTCGACACGTTGATCGAGGCGGTGCGCATCGCACGGGAGACCAAGGGCGACGAGAGCATGCCGCCGCAGTACCTGGTGCGGATCGTCGATCGCCTGCTGAACCCTGCCGAGCGCCGCACCGCGCCGCGCCCGCCGGGCGTCAACGAGAAATTCAATTTCGCGCACCTGGACCGCTCGGGCGACCAACGTGCGATGGAGGAGAGCATGCAACGCCACGGCATCACTACGCCCGGCCCAGACGAGGAGATCGAATTTTGCAAACCGAACTGAACCATATCGGCGGCGCGCTGGGTCGCTTCAGCGCCCACGTCGAGACCGCCAGCGGCATGTGCGATGTGCACGGCGCCGCCGAGGTGCTGGTGCGCAAGGGCGCGGCTTGGCACTGCCCGAAGTGCCTCGAGGCGAAGATGGCCGCCGAGACGGACCTGTTGTGGGTGACCGCGCGGCGCGCCGACCTGCTGCTGGCGGCGACGATCCCGGCGAAGTTCCTCGAGCAGCGCTTCATCGCCACGACTGAGCTGCAGCGCGCGGTGCGGCGCCAGGCCAAGCTGTTCAGCGACTTCATCCTCAAGAACCGGGCCTGGGCTGCGCTGATCCTCGTCGGCAAGACCGGCACCGGCAAGACCCTGCTGGCGTGCGAGCTGGCCCAGGCCCTGATGCACTCGGCGGCGCGCTCGGTCCGCTACATCACGGCGGCCGGGATGATCAGCGAGATCCAGGCGACGTACAGCCAGGAGGGCAAGAGCCAGGAGGGCGAGATCCAGCGCTTCGTGCAGTTCGACGTCCTGATCCTCGACGAGATCGACGCGATCCGCAACACGGAGAACGCCTCGCTGCTGCTCACCGAGATCATCAACCGCCGCTACAACGAGAACAAGCCGGTCATCGCGATCAGCAACCAGCCCTTCGACCACCTGGGGCGCTACGTGGGCGAGCGGGTGCACAGCCGCCTGCACGAGAACTCGTTCAGCTGCGCGCTGAACTGGGAGGACGCCCGCCGCGTGCGCGCGCCGGCCGGTACCGAGGTGACGGCATGAAGGAAGTGACCCTGATGCTGGGCGATTGCCTGGAGCGCATGCGCGAGATCGAGAGCGGTACCGTCGACCTGGTGCTGGCGGACCTGCCGTACGGGACGACCCGCTGCGCCTGGGATTCGATCATCCCGCTTGCGCCGCTTTGGGAGCAGTACCGGCGCGTGCTGAAGAAGCGCGGCGCCGTGGTGCTGACCGCGGCCCAGCCCTTCACCAGCGCTCTGGTCATGAGCAACCCCGACTGGTTCCTCTACGAATGGGTGTGGGAAAAGGGCAACGCGACCGGCTTCCTGAACGCAAAGAAGGCTCCGCTGCGCGCGCACGAATCGGTGCTGGTGTTCTGTGCCGGCCAGCCGACGTACAACCCGCAGCTCACGCATGGCCATGCCCGCAAAACCACGAAACGCAAGACCGTCAACAGCGAGTGCTACGGCAAGGCGCTGAAGCTCACCGAGTACGACTCGACCAGCCGCTACCCGCGCTCGGTCCAGTTCTTCTCCAGTGACAAGCAGCGCGGCAATTACCACCCGACGCAGAAGCCGGTAGCGCTCATGGAGTACCTGGTGCGCACGTATTCGAACCCTGGCGACGTGGTGCTGGACAACGCGATGGGCAGCGGTACCGCCGGCGTGGCCTGCCGAAACACCGGCCGGCGCTTCATCGGCATCGAGCAGGGCGCCGAGCACTTCGCCACTGCGCAGCGCCGCATCCTGCTGCCCCTGGAGCTCGCAGCATGACCCGCGAGCACGACCCCTGCGCCATGTGCGAGCGCTTCACGGTCGCCGGCCGCGCCGACCTGCCGCCCGGCCACGGCTGGCGCAGTGCCTGGGAGCAGCCGAAGCCCTGGAACGGCCAGATCGGCGTGCTGTTCATCGAAGCGAAGAACCGGACCGCGCGACAGCGGTATGTAGCGCAGCAGCAGGAACAACAACAAGAATTGGAGAAAGCATGAGCAGGATCGTTTGTCAGTTCAGCTGCGGCGCCGCTTCAGCCGTGGCCACCAAGCTGGCGCTGGCCCAGTACGGCGCAACGCACGATGTGCAGATCATCAACGCCTTCATCAAGCAGGAGCACGAGGACAATCGGCGCTTCCTGGCCGACTGCGAGAAGTGGTTCGGCCGCCAGATCACGGTGCTGCGCGACGAGCAATACGGCGCTTCCACTGTCGAGGTCTTCCGTCGCCGGCAGTTCATGAAGGGGCCGCGCGGCGCGCCGTGCACGACACAGCTGAAGCGCAAGCTGCTCGACACCTGGAAGCAGCCGGGCGACGTGATGGTGTTCGGCTTCACCGCCGAGGAAGCGGACCGCCTGGATGACTTCCGCGAGCGCAATCCCGATCGGCCGGTGATCGCGCCGCTGATCGACGCAGGCCTGGGCAAGGAAGATTGCAAGGCGATGGTCCAGCGCGCCGGCATCGAGCTGCCGCTGATGTACCGCATGGGGTACGACAACGCGAATTGCATCGGATGCGTGAAGGGCGGCGAAGGCTACTGGCGTGCGATCCGCGAGGACTTCCCCGAGCAGTTCGAAGAGCTGGCCCAGGTGCAGGACGAAATCGGCGCCGGGGCACACATCTTCCGCAACCGACAGACCAATGAGCGCTATTCGCTGCGGGAAATCCCGGCCGGGCCGGCGCGCCGGAACGAGAAGATGCCGTCCTGCTCGTTCTTCTGCGAGCTGGCAGAGCAGGAGTACACGGCATGATCCGATCCCCCATCGGCCGCACTGGCACCCTCAAGCAGGGCAAGCCGCTGGCGCGCAAGACGCCGATGCGCCGGACAGGCATTGCGCCGGCGGCCGGCGCTGGCCTGCTGCGCGTCGCCGCGGTGCGGCTCAAGACGCGCAAGCCGATGAAGAAGTCCCGCGCCAAGTCGACGCCGGCCCGGCGCGCCGCGCGCGGCCGCGACTGCACGCTGATGATTCCCGGCGTTTGCAACCGCGACCCGGCCACGACCGTGCTGTGCCACTCCAACCGCCTGGAGCACGGCAAGGGAATTGGCCTGAAGGCGCCAGACAGCAAGGCGTGCTTCGGCTGCAGCGACTGCCACGACGTTCTTGATGGGCGGCGCCCGCTGCCTGGCTGGCTGACGCGCGAGCAGCTTGAAGACACGTTCGACCGCGCCACCGCCATCACCCAGGAACAACTGAAACAGGAAGGAATCACCGCATGATCGTCGCCTTCAACATTCCCGGCCAGCCGGTGGCCAAGGGCCGCCCGAAGTTCGCCCGCCGCGGCGCGCACGTGGTTGCCTACACGCCGCAGAAGACCGCCAGCTATGAGAACCTGGTCAAGATGGCCGCCACCCAGGCCATGGCCGGCATCGAGCCGACCGCGGGCCCGGTGGCGCTGTCGCTCACCCTGGACCTGCAGATCCCCGCCAGCTGGTCGAAGAAGCGCCGCGCGCTGGCCGTCGCTGGCGGGATCGCCGCCACGAAGAAGCCAGACGCCGACAACGTGCTGAAGGGGATCAAGGACGGCTGCAACGGCATCATCTGGCGCGACGACGCCCAGGTGGTGCGCATCATGATCGAGAAGCGCTATTCGGAGACGCCGGGGGCACTGGTCGAGGTGATGGCGATGAGTGGGGAGGCGGCCTGATGGGCAATTTCACCTTCGAGACGCCCAAGGCTCAGGCCCGGCTGGCACGGATCATTGACGAACTGGCTGTGCGCCCGATGGCGATCAGTGACCTGGAGCGCCTGCTCGGCATCACCACTATCGCAGTGCGGCGCTACCTCGCACATCTGCGCGCGGCGCCGCGCCGAGTGTTCATCAAGCGGTGGCTGCCCACCGGCGGGCTTCCGGCGCCGATCTTCGCCGTCGGCAGCCGGCGGGACGCGCCCAAGCCTGTCACGAAGTCCCGGCAGGAGCGCAACAGGCAGGACTGGCTGCGCGTCAAAGCCGACCCGGATCGCTACGACCGGGTGCGAGCCGCCGCGCGCGTCCACTACCGCATCCACCGCCTGCGCGGGCGGCCGCAGCCCTGGTTCGCCGCTCTGCTCAACATCCGCCATGATGAACGGAGAACATCGCCATGATCCATACCGCACCGCCTCAATTGCCACCGACCGCCGCCGAAAGGCGAGCGGCGAAGCTGCAAACCGCGATCCTGGCTGCGCTTGCAGTCTCCTCTCAGACGACGCGCGCGCTGTACACGGCGCTCGACCTGCCGCGCACTGAGGTTTATCGCATGCTCAAGCAGATGCAGGAGGCCGGCGCCGTCCAGAACCGAACCGACCGCCGCACGGGCGAGGACGGCCAGATCATCGGCGCTACCTGGGTGCTGACTGGCCAGCCGCTGCCGCCGCGCTCAGACAAGAGGCGCAAGTCGCGCGCCAAGCCACCGGCGCCGCCGAAGCCCTTCACCGTGCCGCAGCGCGACCCGCTGCTGTGGGCGATGTTCGGAGGGCGGCCGTGATGACCTGGCACCTGGTGATGAAGCTCGTACTTGGCGCCGCGCTGGGCATCTTGCTCGCCGTGCACGGCATCTGGCCTGACCATCCGGTGTTCTGGATCGCGACGCTGGGCATGATCGTGGCGGGCATGATTGGGTACGACGAAGGCTGGCGTGACGCGCGCTAGCAACAGCACAGCAGCTCGGTCGACAATTCCGCAAATCATTAAATTCAGCCCGGAAATTTCCTTGCGGCATATGCTACGCTGGCTCCCTCGTCCTTCGCTGAAAGTTAAATCATGGGTTTCGTTGACCGCTACATCCACGCATTGAGCGCATCGAGCCTGCAGGACGATGCGCGCCACAGCCAGGCCGAGCCGCTGCTCGCGGCAGCGCTGGCTTCCGTCTCGCCGGGCGACCTGGGCGCGCTGCTGCACCGGGCCAAGTACGCCGGCACCACGACCCAGGACATGGCGAAGGCGCTCGAGGTGCGCACGCATGTCGAGAAAGAACTCGCCGAAGCCATCCGCAAGAAGGACGTCGGCCGCGAGGCGGAATGCCGCCAGGCGCTGCAGGGCGATGCAACCGCGCTTGAGACTGGCGTCGCCCAGGTGGCGCACCTGCTGCGCGTATGGACTGCCGAGGTAACGAAGCGCGGCCGCGCGCGCCGCTGGGTGCCTGAGAATACCGCCTGGGATGCAGCTGCGGCCATCAAGCTCTACCGCACCGTGGCCGAGCACTCGCTGGCGCACTGGCTCGGCGGTGGTGGTCCAGCCGACCTGGCGTTGTCGGCCGGGTTCGTCCGCGAGCACGTGCTCAACATGGTGAGCGAGCTGCACGGCATCGCCGGCAGCCACGCCGCCCGCGCCGGCGCGAAGATGCGCACGCCACAGCCTGCATGATTTATTGCTGAGCACTGTGTATACAGCCAGCATTTTGTTGTAAACTGTAGGCCTACATTCTCCCGGCCTCGTAATGTGCGCAGCGCGCCACCGATAACCGGGACTTGCGACAGCTCCCATCCATTGAGTGCTTTTGCTCGTCCAGAGAAAACATAGCGCTATATCTCTCCGCGCTACTGCTGGGCGACCATGTAGGTGAGTGCGGTTACAATCATTTCTCCACAAATAGGAGACATGATGCACGAAGCAACTTACTTGAATTTGCGCGATAAATTGCGCGACCGCGCTGCGAGCGATGCTCTGCATCGCGAGTTTATTCGTCGGTTTGTCCTCGCGGTTGAGCTGCAGATCAATAACGAACTTGGCCGGGAGAAGGCTGTTTGTTCGTTCGGTCGGGTCGACCCGGTGAAGGGATTCGAGAGCGGCTCAATGAATGGCTATGGCTCGACGATGGACTTTGCAATGCAGGTCAGATTCCACGACGACAAAGGCTCGCAGATTTTCGAGCATGCTGTGCCCTTCAAGGCTGCGTTCGATAACAAGCAGCTTGTTGTCGATTGTTTGGCTGATGGCGAGTGGGTGACGTTGACGGCAGATGAATGCCTCACGGAAGAAGGTCGCAAAAAGGTGGCCAATTTGTTGGAGGCCCCAATGCGCAATGCAGTCGACGCCATATTGACCAAGCTTGCGGCCGCATCAGCGCCCGGCAGTTAAGGCTGCACATCGCGTGGCGCTACAACGAGCGAGCGCCAGTTTTACCGCCCACATGGCAGATAGCCATGGGGCCGGTCGCCTGACTCCCGATAACGAGTCACCACACCATGGCAGCCGAACGTGCGGCAGCGCCCTGGGCTGGGCCTAAATGCCAGCATACCGGCCAGAGGATGGCTGCCATGGTGTGGTGAAATGAGAACGCGGACGAATCCCCGTTCAGTCCTCCTTAGGCGTCGCCGGGTACAGCACCGGCCACCACTCCCAGTCTCCTCGATCAGCTCCAACGCTGGTCTTTCGCCGCCCCTCGCAGCAATGCGCCGGGCGGCTTTTCTTTTTTTGAGGTCAGCCATGCGCATTAGCGTTGAAGACGAACTGGCCTGGCTGCGCTACACGGTGCAGCGCCACCGCGACCAGGCCGCCCAGGTGCAGCCATGAGCATGGCCAAGGACCACTACCGCCACCTGATCGTGCGCGCCGTCACCGGCAACCGGCCGGCGATGGTCTGGCGCGTGATCGATGGCGCCGCCCTGGAGCGCATCTGCGAGCGCTTGGTCGAGGCCGAGCGCGCCGCCGAGATCCTTCAGGCGAAGGGCTATGGCAAGCCAGGCCTGCTGCTGCACGAGGTTGCGGCGCAGGTTCCGCCTGCTCCATGAGCCGCCTCACCACGCTCAAGTCCCGCCTGCAAACCAGCACCGCCCGCCTGCCCACCCTGACCGAGCGACCCAACGTGGTCGAGCGCAAGCGTGGCTATGCCGGCGTGCTGGACCGGCGCCGCATCCGCGAGCGCGACTGCGGACTGTGCCAAGAATGCCTGCGCAACGGTCGCACCACCGCCGGCTACCCAGTCGACCACATCATCGCCCTAGCCGATGGCGGCACGGACGATGATGACAACAAAGAAACCCTGTGCCAGCCCTGCCACGACGCCAAGTCGGCGCGCGAGGCCCGTGCCCGCGCCGGCCGCTGACGCGGGCGGCTGGGCAGGGGGGCATCAAAAGTATGCGCGGCCTGAGCGCCGACACCGACCTGTACCGCACGCGCAAAAAAATCCCCCTTTTCAAATGGAATTCAAATGGCCGGAGTTAAAGGACGCAGCGGCGGCGCCCGCGCTGGCGCCGGCCGAAAGCCGAACCCTGAGAACAAAGGGTCCGAGTACGCACCCTCGACCGAGGGGATGACCCCGCTCGATGCGCTCGAAACCTTCATGAACGACCCGGCACTGCCGGCGGCGCTGCGGCTCAAGGCCATGGGCCTGGCCGCTCCGTTTCGACACAAGAAGATGGGGGAGGGTAAGGCGGACCCGAAGGATACCGGCACCGGCGCCGCCGCACCTGGCAGGTTCGCGCCGCGCCCGGGACCGCGAGGAGCGGTCAAGCACTAGGAGTTGACGAATGGATTACACGACGGCGTGTCCAGACTGGGAGCGCCGGATCGTGGCGCGGGAGTCGCTGATCGCGAGCCCGCCACTTTTCCCGGACGTGGCAGCAGAGGCCTGGGCCATCTGCAGCAGCTTCATCCTGGTGGATGTCGCCGGCCAGCCGACTGTGGGCGAGTCCTCGCTGCCCTGGTTGCGCGAGTTCGTCGAGGCGGTGTTCGGCGCCGAAGACCCGGAGACGGGTCGGCGCCACATCAACGAGATCATGCTCATGGTCAGCAAGAAGAACGCCAAGAGCACGATCGCGGCCGCCATCATGCTGTGCGCGCTGATCATGAACTGGCGGCCATCGGCCGAGCTGCTGATTCTGAGCCCGACCAAGGAAATCGCGGACAACAGCTACAAGCCGATCCGCGACATGATCAAGGCAGACCCCGAGCTCGAGGCGGAGCTGAAGGTGCAGGACTACTTCCGCACCATCACGCACAAGACCACCGGCGCCACACTGAAGGTCGTTGCGGCCGACAGCGATACGGTGTCCGGCAAGAAGGCGTCCTTCGTCTTCGTCGACGAGCTACACGAATTTGGCAAGAAGGCGCACGCCTCGAACATGCTGCTCGAGGCGACAGGTGGCCTGACGTCGCGGCCCGAAGGCTTCGTCATCTATGCGACCACGCAGTCGGCCGAGCCGCCGGCGGGCGTGTTCAAGGCGAAGCTGGACTACGCGCGCAAGGTCCGCGACGGCAAGGTCGCCGACCGCAAGTTCCTGCCGGTGATCTACGAGTTCCCTGCGGCGATGCTTGAGGCCAAGGCCTACGAAGACCTGGCAAACGCCTACGTCACGAACCCGAACTGGGGCGCCTCGGTGGATATCGAGCGCATCACCCAGCTGCGCAGCCAGGCCAAGGAGGCCGGCGAACAGGAGTTCAAGGAGTTCATGGCCAAGCACCTGAACGTCGAGATTGGCCTGAACCTGCGGTCGGACCGCTGGGCCGGCGCCGACTTCTGGGAGGCTGCGGTCGATCGCTCCATCACCCTGGACACGCTGCTTGAGCGATCCGAGGTCGCGGTTATCGGCATCGACGGCGGCGGCCTGGACGACTTGCTCGGCCTCTCGGTCCTTGGGCGCGAGCGCGACACCGGGAAATGGCTGCTCTGGTGCCACGCCTGGGCGCACAAGATCGCGCTCGAGCGGCGTAAGGAAATCGCGCCGCGGCTGCTGGACTTCCAGCGCGAGGGCGACCTTACCATCGTCGCGCAGCCGGGCGACGACGTCATAGCCGTGGCGGATCTGATCTGCTACGTGCGCGACTCGGGCCTGCTGCCGGACGAGAAGGGGATTGGGGTCGACGCAGCCGGCATCGGCGACGTCGTCGACGAGCTGATCACCGAGGCGCGCGGTATCGATATGAAGCAGATCATCGCGATCTCGCAGGGCTACCGCCTGAACGGCGCGATCAAGACCACCGAGCGCAAGGTCGCTGGCCGCGAGCTGCTGCACGGCGGCCGCCCGATGATGGCCTGGTGCGTCGGCAACGCCCGCGTCGAGGACAAGGGCAATGCAATCCTGATCACGAAACAGGCTTCTGGCAAGGCCAAGATCGACCCACTGATGTCCGCGTTCAGCGCGGTGTCGCTGATGGCGCTGAACCCTGTGGGGGCGGCGGCGCCCGAAATTCACGTATTGGACTTCTGATGACCGGACAACTGTTGAACCTGGAGGCGACCAAGCACCGATCGAGCGTGCTCGACTCCTGGATTGCCGGTCGCGACGGCGCCGCCGAGCGCCTTGGCGTGGTCGCTCTGGGCGAAAACTCCAGCGGTAGCCTCACGATGAGCGAGCTGGCCAACCTGCTGGGCGCGGCGCATCGCTCGTCGTCCGGCTCCCAGGTGACGGCCGAAACCGGCATGCGAGTGTCGGCCGCCTACGGCTGCATGTCGCTGATCGCCGGCGCCATCGCTACGCTTCCGCTGGGCATTTATGAGCGCAAGGGCAACGATCGTGACTCGGCCGACCACGATTACTGGTGGATGTTGAACGAAAAGGCCAGCGACGGCTGGTCGGCGGCTGCAGCCTGGGAGGCGCTGATCCTGTCGAAACTGTCGCATGGCGATGGCTTCGGCGAGTGGATCCGCCCGAGCCCGTTCAGCAACCGCGTAACCGGCTGGAAGCCGCTCAAGCGGCAGACGGTCCAGCCCTTCAAGGACGGCAAGGACGTCTACTACCGGATCACTCCGGACGACGGGCCGACGTATGTACTGGACCGCGCGGACGTCATCCACCTGCCGAGCCTGGGCTTCGACGGGTTGACCAGCCCGAGCCCGCTGACCTATGCGGCGCTGGAGGCGATCGGCACCGCGCTGGCGGCGCAGGAATACACCGGCCGGTTCCTCGCCGGCGGCGGCAATTTCGATTACGCGCTGAAGACGGCGTCGAAGCTGGACAAAACCCAGCTCGAGCAGCTGAAGGCGTCGCTGATCGCGCGAGCGCAGAACGGCGGCCGCGGCCCGCTGATCCTGTCGGGCGGCCTGGAGCCGGCGCAGCTGAGCGTGAACTCGAAGGATGCCGAGATCCTGGCTACCCGCCTGTTCACGGTGGAGGAAATCTGCCGCATCTTCGGCGTGCCGCCGTTCATGGTCGGCCACACCAACAAGACGACTTCATGGGGCTCCGGGGTGTCGGAAATGGGCATGGGCTTCGTTCGATACACGCTGCAGCGGCACCTCACCCCGATCGCGCAGGAAGTGAACAGCAAGCTGTGGCCTGTGCGCCAGCGCTTCTTCGTGGAGCACATCACGGCGGCACTGGAAAAGGGCGATATCAAGGCCCGCTACGACGCCTACCGCACCGCGCTGGGCCGCGCCGGCGAGCAGCCGTTCATGACCACTGATGAAATCCGCCGGCAGGAGAACCTGCCGCCAAATGCAACCCTGAATGTGAATGGAGGCCAGAGTGCCGAACAGCCTGACGAAGCTCCTGGCGAGCAACAAGAAGCGTCCGGAGCGGACCCCGCAGTCGAAGATCGTCGCGAAGACTGACGGCGAGACCGAAATCTACATCTATGACGCGATCGTGGCCGACGAGGACACCGCGTACTGGTGGGGCGGCGTGTCCGCTGAGGCCCTGGTGCCCGAGATCCGCGCCATCAAGGGCGGCACGATCCGTCTGCGCATCAACAGCCCGGGCGGCGACGTTTTCGCCGCGCAGGCAATCTGCCAAGCTATCCGCGACACCGGCGCCAAGGTCGTGGCGCACATCGACGGCTACGCCGCCAGTGCGGCGACCGTCATCGCCACCGCGGCCGACGAGGTCGAGATCTCGGACGGCGGCTTCTTCATGATCCACAACGCCTGGACCTGGGCAATGGGCAACGCGAGCGACCTGACGGCGACCGCTACCTTGCTGTCGAAGGTCGACGCCTCGCTGGCGGGCCAGTACGCGAAGAAAAGCGGCATGAGCGTCGACGACGTCAAGGCCGCAATGGACGCCGAGACCTGGTACACCGCCGACGAAGCCGTCGCGGCCGGCCTGGTCGACCGCATTGCGACAGGCGCGAAGGTCGAAGCGTCGTGGGACCTGAGCGCCTACGCGAAAGCTCCGAAGCCTGCACCGAGCAACCAGATCGACCCGGTCGCCACCGAGGAGCATCGAGCGCGCCAGCGGCAGCGCATCACCACGATGGCCCGCCTCCAAGTTAGCTGACGCTCTCGCGCCACTAAGCCAGCCGCCTCCGGGCGGCTTTTTTTATGCCCACCGGCCGCGAGAGCGGACCAACCCCATCGAAAGGTTCTACATGACCAAGCTCGCACAACTGCGCGCCCAACGCGACACCGTGGCCAAGAAGGCCCACGACCTGAACAATAAATATCCGGCCGACCAGCGCATGCCGGCCGCCGAATCGGCCGAGCTGGACAAGCTCCTGGCTGAGGTCGAGGCGATCGACGCCGACATCTCGCGCGAGCAGCGCCTGGCGCAGCTGGCCGGCGAAAATCCGGACAACCAGCATCAGATCGCCCTCGCGGCGGCGACCCGTCCGGGCGGCGCCCAGACCGACGAAGGCGCCGCACTGCGCGCCATGCTGACCGGCGGCCTGATGGCCCTGACCCCGGAGCAGCGCACCGCGATGGCCGCGCGCGTCAACCCGGACATTCGTGCCGCCATGTCGACCACCACTGGCGCCGAGGGCGGCTACACCGTGGCCACCGAGTTCAACAAGACCCTGATCCAGGCGATGAAGGCGGCATTTGCCGTGCGCAGCGTCGCCAGCGGGATCCAGACCTCGACCGGCGCCCAGATGCTGTTCCCGACCGCCGACTCGACCAGCGAGGAAGGCGAGATCGTCGGCCAGAATGCCTCGGTCACCGTCGGCGAGACCGCCTTCGGCCAAGCATCGCTGGACGTGTACAAGTACTCGTCGAAGTCGATCGCGCTGCCGTTCGAGCTGCTGCAAGACTCGATGTTCAACATCGAGGGCTACATCTCGAACCTGCTGCAACTGCGCAAGGGCCGCATTCACAACCGTCACCACACCGTCGGCACCGGCACCAATCAGCCGCGCGGCATCGTGACCGCGGCCGCCGCCGGCAAGGTCGGCGCCACCGGGCAGACTGTGACCGTGACCTACGACGACCTGGTCGACCTGGAGCACTCGGTCGATCCGTACTACCGCTCGGCCGGCAAGTGGATGATGCACGACGACACGCTGCGCGCACTGCGCAAACTGAAGGACAGCAACGGCCGTCCGATCTTCGTTCCAGGCTACGAGCAGGGCAATCCTGGCGGCGCGCCGGATCGTCTGCTGGGTCGTGAGATCGTCATCAACCAGCACATGCCGGTGATGGCGGCGAACGCCAAGTCGATCCTGTTCGGCGACTTCTCGAAGTACCTGATTCGCGACGTCATGGACACGACCCTGTTCCGCATGACCGACAGCGCCTTCACCCTGAAGGGCCAGGTCGGTTTCGTGGCGTTCTCGCGCTCTGGCGCGAACATGGTCGACGTCGGCGGCGCCATCAAGTACTACCAGAACAGCGCAACCTAACCCACACGGCGGCCGGCCAGCCCGGCCGCCAACAGGAGAATTCAGATGGCAAAAGGAAAACAGCCAGGTTCGACTGGTGCCGAGCAGGGCGCGCAGGACGAACAAACCAAGCAGGCACCAGATGCTGGCGCCGCAGCGAACGCGGCACCGCTGCCGGCCGTGCCGCAGGACGAGCCAGCTGCAGCAGCGCCTGTGGCGCAGCAGGTGGAAGACCCGGCGCCGGCGGCGTTGGTCAAGGCGCGCGTCCTCGTGACTGGCGCATATGGCCAGTGCAACGACGTCGTCGAGGTCGATGCGGACACCGCAAAGGCGCTGCCCGATGTGCTCGACACCACTCCAGAAGCGGTCGCCTACGCCGAATCGCTGGCCGCGCAGTAACTACCAGGGCGAACCGTCATGGCCCACCTGCACATTGCCCCGAGTGTGCTGACCATCCGCGTGTACGACGCGCCGGGCGGCTACGAGGCGCGCCGGCCGTACGTGGGAATCATGACGGTCAGCCACCTCTCGGACACGGTCGTCTACCTGCACGGCGCCGCCGGCAAGATCGACCGCGCTACCCACCGGGCCGCCCTGGCCATGCTCCGCGAGCGCGGAGTGACCACGGTGCAGTACGAGCGCCGCGGGCAAATGAAAACACTCAGCTTGATATCAAAGGAATAACAATGGCGCAGCAATTTTCAGTGGCGGTGCGAAACGCCCGCCTCGATGCGATCGAGGCAGCAATCGGCGCGTCGCCGAAGCTGCGCTTCTACAGCGGCGCCCAGCCCGCCAACTGCGCTGCGGCGCGCACCGGCACGCTGCTCGCCGAGCTGGCCCTGCCGTCCGACTGGATGGCGCAGGCCGCCAACGGCTCCAAGGCGTTCGCCGGCAGCTGGTCGGGCGCCGGCGCCGCGGCGGCGGGCGCGGGCACGAACATCGGTCACTTCGCCATCATGGATGCGGCTGGCACGACCTGCCACCACCAGGGCAAGGTAGGCGCTACCGGCGACGGCACGGCCGACATGACGGTCGACAACCTGAACCTGGCGCAGGGCCAAGCGATCTCGGTTACCGCCTTCACGCTGACCGACGGGAACGCCTAATGAAGCACTACTACTTGGCCGACTTGATCGGAACCGGTGAGGCGGACGTCGACGATTTCCGCGCCAGTGTGGCTAATCATCCCGTAGGCTGGGGCTGGTCTTGCCCGTCCGACAGCAATGGGATGCCGCTGAATAAATGGGGTCTTGTCGAAGTATTTACGGCCAGTCCAGAGGCGCTCGAGGCGATGGCGCAAGATCCGAGCATCGACCCGCTTCCCTTCCTCGCGCACGATGCCCCATTGACCGGGGTCGATACAACCTCGCTTCGTGCTGCGCTTGTTCGCCGCGACATCGGCGAGGACGTACTGGACAGCGCTGAGACCTTCGGCGCACTGCTGGATAACATCGCCGCCCGCGCCGAAAGCCCGCTATAAACGATGGCCGCCGTCACCTTCCTTTCCGATGACTTCGTCGCACCTACTGGCACTCTGCTCGAGAATTACGACAGCAAATGGGTAAAGTCGACGGTTCCAGGCGGGACCGGGTCGGCGCAGGTAGTTGGGGAGCGGGTAGCTCAGACGGACAGCAGCACCACGGTCTACTGCCACAGCGATTCTCTCGCTCCGAGCCCTGATTATGACGTCAGCGCCAAGCACTACTTTGTGACCGGCGCCGGGTCTCCTTCGGTGGGCATATGCGGCCGGATGGCTGGTCCTGGCGCGGCGGCGCTCACTTTCTACCAGGCCCGCTTGGTGAATAATGGCTCTGGCCTGGTGGTAGCGCGGTTCGCGAATGGCACAAGCGTGACGCTCGGGTCGACAGCGGTGAACTACCCGGCGGGCGCTGAGCCGAAGGTCACGCTCCGGATGAAGGGCAACCAGATCAGCATGCTGATCGATGATGCCCTGGTGCTGGGGCCCTTCGTCGATAACAACATCGCCGGACCTGGCTATGTCGGCCTTCGCATGGCAAGCGCGAATGCCAATCAGATCCGAATCGACGAGTTGCGTGCGACGACGATCGAAGACGCGGCTGGAGTGTCGGCCAGTCTGAGTGCCGCGCTGGCGGATGCGACGCTGATTTCGGCGGGTTCGGTCAGCGTTGTCGGCGCCGCAGCCAGCGTCCTCAATCCTGTAGGGCTGTCGGCATCAGTTGAGCTTTCATCGAAGGCCAGCCTGGCGAAGTCACTGGCGCCGGCCTTCCTTCTGTCCACCGCCTATATCGAGGCCGAGCCACCGCAACAGGATGGTGTCGAGGGAACGCTGTCGAAAACCCTGATCGGCGCCACGCTCGCAGCTTCGGCCAGCTTGGCGACGAGGGGCGTGCTGGCGTCGGCCCTCGATGACGCGATCGTGGAATCAACGGCTGCGGCGCCGATCGCGGCGGCACTGGCCCAGGCGCTCGAGCCGGTGGCGCTGGCCGCCACTGCTACGCGGCCGACGTCCGCCCACCTCGAGGCGACGCTGGAGGATGCGGCTCTGTCGGCGTCCTTCCGCATTTACCTGCTGGGAACCGTGCGGGCACCGGCCGGCGCCGGCTACGCGCCGCAGCGCGCCGCAATCAGCACGCGCCCAGCACAAACAGGTGGCCACCGGCCGCCAGCAACACAGGAAACGACCCGATGAGCCTGAAACTGATCACTCCGCCGGCGGCGCTGGCGGTGTCGCTCGATGCTGCGCGCACGTCCGCCCGAGTGGATGGTGAGGAGCACGACGCCGAGCTGCGCCAGGTCATCGAGCAGTACACCCGCGAGGCCGAGCACGAAACCGGCCGCGCGTTTGTGGAGCAGACCTACCGGCTAACGCTCGACGCCTTCCCGGCGGCGATCCGGCTGGACAAGCCGCCGATTCTCACCGTGGTGCACGTGAAGTTCTTCGACGAGGCCGGCGTGCAGCGCGCGCTCGACCCGCAAGACTACTTGGTGGACGCCGAGAGCGAGCCGGGCTTCGTCGTGCCGGCGCCAGGCGCGGCCTGGCCGGCGACACAGGCGCGCGTGAACGCCGTCGAGGTGGTCTACACCTGCGGCTACGGCGCCGACGACGCAGCCGTGCCGGCGAACGCCAAGGGCTACATCCTGGGGCGGGTCTCGGAGCACTTCGCACCGGTCGGCACGCCCAAGAACGAGTTCCTGGGCAAGTTGCTCGACGAGCTGCGGGTGTTCGCATGATGAACGACCGAATCACGCTGCAGCAGCCCGGCCCTGGCGCCGGGAAGCTCCGCGCGCCGGACGCCTGGGCGGACGTCGCGACGGTCTGGGCCCACGTGCTGTTTCCGAGCGGCGCCGAGGTGGTGCGCGCCGGCGGCGAGGTCTCGATCGTCAAGTGCTCGATCCGGATCCGCGTGCGCGCCGGCCTCGATACCTCCTGGCGCGTTCAGTTCAAGGGCAAGGCCTACGACATCGAATCGGCGCTGCCAGACGGCCGCGATCCGCGGTTCGTGTTCTTGGTCTGCAAGGGGGTGTCGTGATCGAGTTCGATGGCTCGCAGCTGCGGGCAGCGTTGACCGAAATGGTGTCGCGCGTCGAGGACAGCGTCAGCGAGAGCGTCTTGCGTACTGTCGGCTTCGCCGGCGCCGAGATCTTCCGAGACCAGGCCAGGCAGAACTCGCTGAAGCACCGCCAGACCGGCCTGCTGTACGACAGCATCATTACGAAGCGCCTCGAGGAGGATTCGGACGGCGGCAAGCGGCAGGTCTACCTCGTCACCGTGCGCAACGGCGGCGGCGGCCGGCCGGGCGCGTTCTACTGGCGCTTCGTCGAGTACGGACACAAGTTCGTGCCGCGCAACAAGAAGGTTAGCAAGAAGACCGGCCGCACAATCGGCTGGAAAGCGCACCGGCGCGCCGCCGAGCTCGAATACGGCACCGCCACCGCGCCGGCGTACCCGTTCATGCGCCCAGCGTACGAAAGCAAGAAGAAGGAGGCCGTCGACGTCATGACGCGCACCTTGGCCGAACAGATCGCGAGGAATACCCGATGACCCCTGAAGACCATATCGACGCCGTGCTGCAGCACCTGGCCGGTGGTCGCGTCTTCCCCGATGTGGCGCCGCTGAACACCGAACGTCCGTTCATCACCTACCAGGCGGTGGGCGGCGCGCCGATCAACCTTCTCACTGGTGAGAAGCCGGCGAAGCAGCCGCACCGTATGCAGGTCAACTGCTGGGCCGTGCACCGCATCGAGGCGTCGGAGCTCGGCATGCTGGTCGAGGATGCCCTGCGCTCCGCTGGCGATGCGCTGCAAACCGAGGTGCTGACCGGTCGGGTCGCCACCTATGACGAAGAGACCGACCTCCGCGGGACGATGCAGGACTTCCAGATCTTCTGCTGACCCACCCCAGTTTCATACCAAGCCGCTCCCGAGAAATCTGGAGCGGCTTTTCTTTGCCCGGCTTCCGGGCTTCTTACCTGAAAGGCCGATATGCAACTGCCCAACAACATCGCGTTCGCAGTGGCGACCGCGTTCGCCACCGCTGTCAGCATCACCGCGATCACCAACGCGGCCGAGGCTGTGGCCTCGGCAACCAACACCTTCGCCGTTGGCGACTTCGTCGAGTACACCGGCGGCTGGAGCAAGGCCAATGGCCGCGTGTTCCGCGTCAAGCTGGCTACCGGCACCACCTTCACCCTCGAAGGCCTGGACACCACCGACACCAGCCTGTTCCCGGCCGGCGCCGGCGTCGGCACCGTGCGCAAGGTGACCACCTGGGTTCCGATCACCGGCGTGGTCAGCGCCGAGGTCTCGGGCGGCGACGGCAAGACCGTCGAGGTGCCGCTCCTGGACAGCGACATGCCGGTCATGCTGCCCGACGGCTTCACGGCGACCACTGTCACCGTGACCATCGCCGACGACAAGTCGCTGCAGCACCACGCTGCCCTGAAGCTGGTCTCGGACGGCGTGAAGCTGACCTGCCTGCGCGGCATCCTGCCGGGGGGCGGCGTGCTGCTGTATGCCGGTTACTGCTCGTTCAACGAGTCGCCAAGCCTGGCCAAGGGCAGCGTCATGGCTGTGCGCGCCGTGTTCTCGCTGCAGAACAAGGTCGTCCGCTACTAAACCCGTTGCCAGCCGGCGCCGAATGGTCGGCGTTGGCCTTCCCAGCCCGCGGGGTAGCGCCTCGCGGGTCTTTTTTACCCCTCTCGAAAGAAAATCATGGCAAAAGCATCCAAGATCATCCTCGGCAAGCGCCCGAAGAACTTCACCAAAACCGTCACCTTCGACATGCTGACCGGTGGCGAGGGGTGCGTCGAGATCACCTACAAGTACCGCACCCGGTCCGAGTTCGCGGCCTTCTACGATGACTTCCAGGCCAAGCTGAAGGCCAGTGCGGATGCCGAAGTGGCCCGCATGAAGGCGGCCGAGGAGAAGGCCAAGGAGGCGGGCGAGCCGGCGCCGGAGTTTTCGATCACCCAGGAGAACATCACCAGCCGCCAGGCCGAGGTGCATATCGAGTTCATCATGGGCTGCGTCGAAGGTTGGAATCTCGACGTGGCCTTCGACCGCGATGCCGTCGCCGAACTGGTCGACACGCTGCCCGCGGGCGCCAAGGCGATCATCAGCGACTACCGCGTCGCGATCGACGAAGGCCGTCTGGGAAACTGACGCAAGTTGCCGCCGCCATGTACGAGGCCGAGCCCAGTGACGCCGAACTGGCGGTAGCGGGCCTATCCCGTGAGGAGGTGGCAACGTCCTGCGAGGTTTGGCCGGAGAACTGGGCGGTGTATAGCCTGTTCTGCGTGATGGATACCCAGTGGCGCATCGGCATGGCCGGGCCGACCGGCCTCGACTACGCCGCACTTCCTGTCGCGATTCGCATGATTGGCGCGCCCCGCGCCGATTGGACGCAGCTGATGGCCGACGTTCGGGTGATGGAAGGTGCAGCTTTGCGATCTATGCGCAACAGCGGGTAGTAGCTGCAAACTCACTGGTGTACTATTGCTTCTTCACAATGGGAGGCGGTATGAAAGTGTGCAAGCAGTGCGGGACGGTCGGCGAGCCGGCGAAATCGACACCGGGGTCGATGGCGATTGAGCTTGTGCTTTGGCTCTGCTTCCTGATTCCCGGCCTGATCTATTCGCTCTGGCGCCTCTCCCGTCGCCATTCGGTGTGCCGCGCCTGCGGCAGCAAGGACCTGGTCCCGGTGGACACCCCAGTGGGCCGCGCGATTGCCGGGGACCGTGCCGCGCCGCAGAACAACGCGCCATCGGGTGCTGAGAGCTTCGGCCGATGGCTGGGGCGAACGCTGGCCCGCAAAAAATAAGCAGATCCCGGTCAGCCGGGTTTGAGATCAAGCCACCTTCGGGTGGCTTTTTTATTGGGCGCCGCATGACCGATATAGTCAACAATGCAACAATCATGGTCACCGCCGATGCGTCGGGGGTGGAGGCTGGGCTGCGGCCGGCAATCGACGCGGCACAGAACGCCGAGCGTGCGATTGCGGGTATTGGCGGCGGCTCACAGTCGTCGGCGCGCGCGCAGCAGTCGCTGATTCGCGCCATCGAGCGCACGACCATCCAGATGCAAGCCGGCTCGCGCGCAGGTTCGCAATACTACGAGATCCTCGCTCGGCGGCGCGGTGTTGATCCGGCAGTGCTCGAGCCGTATCTCCGCCAGCTGCGCGAATTGGAGGAAGCTCAGCGGCAGGCCGGCAGTTCGGCCGAAGATGCGGGCGCGGCAATCAAAGGGGCTCTCGGCTCAGCCCTGGCCAGCCTTTCCATCGCAGGGTTCCTGCAGCAAGTCGTTTCCGCGCAGCGGGAGTTCGACAAGCTGTTTGCCTCGTTGAAAACGGCCGTCGGTTCGGTCGAGGCGGCGAACGAAGCCTTTTCCGCCCTCGAGCGCTTCGCCTCGTCCACGCCCTACAGCATGCAACAGGCTGTCGAGGGTTTCGTGAAGCTCCGCAACATGGGCCTTGATCCGTCCGAGCGCGCCTTACGGTCTTACGGCAATACGGCGGCTGCCATGGGCAAGGATCTCGATCAGATGATCGAGGCAGTCGCTGACGCCGCGACAGGTGAATTCGAGCGACTCAAGGAATTCGGCATCAAGGCCAGCCAGGAAAACGGCAAGGTATCGCTGACCTTCAAGGGAACGACGACCACGATCGTCAACAGCGCGACCGAGATTGAGAAGTACCTGATGCGCCTGGGCGAGGTCGACTTCGCGTCGGCCATGGCTGAACGCGCTTCAACCCTCGACGGCGCCGTCAGCAACTTCGGCGACACTTGGGCCGCCACCATGCGCACGATCTCCCAGGGCGGTATTGGCCAGGCAGCGCAGGAAGGGCTCACCGGATTTTCTGCTGCACTCGAAGACCTGCAGCATATGCTCGACGCCGTTTCGGAAGCAGCCAATCGGCAGCAGGGGGCGCTCAGCGTCGCCTCTGGCATTCACATTACCCTGACGACGATCTTCGAAGCGCTGACTGTTACCGGCCTGAATGTGGCCTACGTGTTCAAGCAGATCGGCATGGGCATCGGCGGCGCGGCGGCGCAGGCAACCGCGCTCGCGCAGGGCAACTGGGACCAGGTGAAGGAGATCAGGCGCCTAATGGTTGCCGATATGGCGCGCGATCGCGCCGAGGTCGACGCGCAGTCGGCTGCCATCCTCGGCGCGGCCGAGAAGGCGCGCAAGGCTGCAGCAGCGGCGCCGGACAAACCGGGTGCAACCGACGTCCTGGCTCAATACCGAATTCAGCGTGAAGCCGAGCGCGAGAGTGAGGCGGCTGCGAAACAGCGTGAAGCGCAGTACCGGCGCGAAGCCGCGGCGCTGGCCGAGCTGGCGGGCCTGTCGGCATCCTTCTCCGATGACTGGAAGATGCTGAGCACCCTGTATGGGAAGGGTGCCATCTCGCTCGACCAGCTCACCAAGGCCCAAGCAGACCTATTGGCAAAGCAGCCGGCCATGAAGGCCGCAGCGGAACAGGAGGCGGCGGCGCTGAAGGCGCTCGCGGAATTCCAAGACGGCTATTCCAAAGGCCTGGAGGCGACCAGCGGCGTGTACGCCAAGCGCGTGCAGGAAGCCCAGGACGAGGCCGCGCGCAACGAGGAGTTGGCGCGCACCTATGGCATGACCAAGTCGGCGGTTGAGGAGCTGGAGCTGGCACGCCTCGAAGAGCAGTTGGCGCAGCGGTTGACCCTGGGCCTGACGCTCGACGAGATCGAATACCTCGAGAAGCTGATCGACGCGAAGAAGCGCAACGCCGCGGCCGTGTCGGCTATGGAGCAGGTCGACGCGGCGAAGAAGGCGGCGGAAGAATGGAAGCGCGCCTCCGACTCGATCGAGCAGTCGCTCACCGATGCGCTGCTGCGCGGATTCGAGAGCGGCAATGGGTTCGGCAAGAACTTCGTCGAGACCATGAGGAACATGTTCAGCACGCTGGTGCTGCGGCCGATCATCTCGGCGGTGGTCAACCCGGTGGCCGGTGCTCTCACTGGCGCGCTCGGCCTGGCAGCCCCTGCGCAGGCGGCCGCTGGTGGCGGCGCAGCTGGCGTCGGCAGTGCGGTCAGCGGCCTTGGCGCGCTTGGCTCATTGACGTCGGGCGTCGGCTTGCTGGGCGCGGGCGGGCTCGGGCTACAGGCTGGATTCGGTGCGCTTGTGTCCGGCGGGGTTGCTGGCATCGGTGCGGCTGTTTCCGGCGGTATTGCAGCAATCGGCGCGGGCACCGGGGCGAGCATTGCAGCCGGCGCGGGCCTTCTCGCTGGCTCGCTCGGTCCGATTGCACTCGGCATTGCCGGTGCCGCAAAGCTGATCGACAAGGCGTTCGGTCGTGGTCCGAAGGAGTATGGCGACACCCAGACGCTCAACGGCTCCCTCGGTGCCAGCGGGTTCTCGGGCACGCTGGATGCCGAATGGGTGAAGAAGGGCGGTTGGTTCCGCAGCGACAAGCGGGGCACGGATCGCAACCCGGTCGGTGACGAACTCGCTGCGGGCCTGACTTCTGCCTATGACGCGATCAAGGCATCGTCCGCCGACTTCGCCCGCGTGCTGGGCATCAACGCTGACAGCATCGCGACCCGATCGCAGGCCATCAAGATCGCGCTCGGCAAGGATGAGGCAGCCAACAAGGCGGCGATCACCGAGTTCTTCGCTGGCGTGGCCAACACGGTCGCGGCCGAGCTGCTGCCCGAGATCGGCAAGTTCCAGGTTCAGGGCGAGCAGGCCTCGGCCACGCTCGAGCGCCTAGCGGTCAATTTCAGTGCCGTCGACCAGATCCTGGTGGCGATGGGCACCAGCTCGGAGGTTGCATTCCGGGCGGTCGGTGCTGCATCGATCGAGGTGCGTGAGCGGCTGCTGGCGTTCGCCGGCGGCATCGACGCACTGGCGACGCAGACCACGTTCTTTAACGACAACTTCCTGACCGAAGCCGAACGGGTGGCGATCATCCAGAAACCGCTGCAGGAAGGGCTGGCGGCCCTGGGCTACGCCAGCCTGACCACCGCCGACCAGTACAAGGAAGCGGTGCAGCAGCTGGTGTCGTCCGGCGCGCTGGCCACGGAGCAGGGCGCCAAGCAGTACGCCGGCCTGCTGGCTCTGGGTCCGCAGTTCAAAACCGTGTCCGACTACCTGAAATCGGTGGGCGATGCGGCGGCGGAGACTGCCCGGCAGGCGGCCGAGGCGGCGAAGGAGGCAGAGGAAGCGGCGAAGCGCGCGGCGGAGGCGGCGCGCCAGGCTGCACTCGAGCAGGCCGCCAGCTTGATCTCGGGCGTCGACGCAGCCTTCTCGGTGCTGCAGCGCGTGGTCGACCGCCAGAAAAAGGCGCTGCAGGAGGAAATCTTGGTGCGCACGGCCTCGATCCAAAAGATCGAAGCACTGTCGCAGTCGCTGCGGTCCACCCTGGACGGCATGACGGTATCCGGCCGCGAGGCCGAAGACCGCCAGGCGGCCCAGGCGCAGATCCAGGCGGCGCTGGCGATCGCCAAGGCCTCGGGCAAGTTGCCGAGCGCCGAGGACCTGCGCAGCGCGCTTTCGGTGGTCAGCAAGGATTCGTCCGCGCTGTTCGCCACGCAGGAGGACTACCTGCGCGACTTCTACGCTACCCGGATCGGTATCGAGGATCTGGCCGGCCTGACCGACGATGCGCTGTCGGTCGAGGAGCGCAGCCTCCAGCGACTAGAGGACCAGGTCAAGCAGTACGACCTGATGCTCGAGCGCGAGCAGGAGCAGATCGACGTCCTGAAGGGGATTTCCACCATCGGGCTATCGATCGAGCAGGCCATCCAGGCGCTGCACGGCGCGATGCTCGCCGCCCGCGCGAACCCGGTCAATTCGGCCACCTCGGCAATCAGCGACGCCTACAAGTCGGCGCTGGGCCGGGCGCCGGACCAGGCCGGGCTCGACTACTGGACGGACCGGGCCGCTGGCGGGATCTCGACGGGTGCCATTGTGGACTCGATCAAGAACTCGCCCGAGGCGCAGCTCCAGAAGCTCTACAAGGACGTGTTCGGCCGCACGGCTGACGCGGCCGGCCTGGACTACTGGATGGGACAGGTCAAAAACGGTATCAGCCTGGGTGCGATCAAGGACACGTTCGAGAACAGCGAAGAGAAGAAGAAGCTTCGAGGCTTCGCCGTCGGAGCGAACTACATCCCGGTCGACATGCCTGCGATGGTCCACCAGGGCGAACGCATCATCCCAGCGGCTGACAACCGCGAGCTGATGCGCCGCCTGGCCAGCCCGGAGCAGGGCAACGAGGTGCTGGCGGCGGCCGTTGAGCGGCTCACCGAGACGGTCGCGCGGCAGGAGGCGGTCATCGGCGACCTGCAGACGGCGCTTAACCAGACGCAGCAAAACACCAAGCGTCTGGCCGACGGCATGGAAATCGTGACGGATGGCTGGAATGCCGCGCGCGTAAAACAGGAGGTAATTGCATGAATTCGTCTGACTTCCGGCTGGTCAGGCTGATCCCGATCACCGCGGCAAAACTCATCTCCTCCAGCGTGCCGGAGGAGAAGATGGCCGAGTACGCCGCGGCCACGACGTACGGAGCCGGTGACGTGAGGGGGGTGTCGACTGGCACCTCCCAGATCGTCTACGAATCCCTCCAGGCGGCGAACACCGGCAACGCGCCGGCGTCCTCGCCAGCCTGGTGGAAGGTGCTCGGCACGGTGTATGCGACGTACGCGGCAAACGTCACATATGCGAAGGACGACACCGTCACCGACCTGGCCGGCCATCAGCTCTATCAGTCGCTGGTCGCGGGCAATGTCGGCCAGGCGCTAAGCGATAAGTCGAAATGGCTCCCGCTCGGCGCGACGAACCGCTGGAAGGCGTTCGACAAGGCGGTGAACAGCCAGACCGTGGGATCGGGGGCGCTTACTTTTACACTGTCACCGGGCCAGCTGATCAACACGCTCATGCTGCTGAACGTGGCTGGCGCGTCGGTGACGGTCACGCAGTCGGAGAGCGGGTACAGCACGACCAAGAGTCTGGTGCGGCACGACGTCCTCAGCTGGTACGACTTCTTCTATGAGGAGCCGATCCGCTCGGGCGACGTCGTGTTCGAGGATATTCCGCCTTACCCGACGTCCTCGCTCACGGTGACCGTCGACAACGGCGCCGCCGACGCGAAGATGGGATGCTGCCTCATCGGAAAGTACAGGGTGGTCGGCAAGGTGCTCGCCAGTATGAGCGGCGGGGTGCTGAGTTACTCCACCTCGACTACCGACACCTTCGGCAACGTGACGATGGTGAAGCGGAACAACGCCAAGCGCCTGAACCTCGACGTGCTCATCCCGGCCGGCTTCGAAGACGAGGCGTTCCGCCTCTTCTCGGCCTACACCGACACCGAGATCGCCATCATCGCCGGCGACAAGTATTCCATGGGCATCGGGTATGGATTCCTGGGCCAGTGGAACGTCCCGCGTAGCGGCAGCGGAAGAACCGCTTCTATTGAATTTAAAGGACTCGTATGACCCCGATCGACGAACTTCCAGATGCACCGGACCCGGCAACCGACTCGCCCACCGAGTTCAGTGCCAAAGCCGCTGCTTTCGTTCTGGCCCAGCGCGCCTTGCCTGGACAAGTGAATACATTCGTCGGCGAAGCCGTCGCCAACATCGAAGCCCTGGCCGGGAGGGTCGACTCGTATGCCGCCGGCGGTGCATACGCGCTGCCGTACATCTTCGATACGGCGACCGCCGACGCTGATCCGGGCGCCGGCAAGCTCCGACTCTCGAGTGCGACGCAGAATGCCGCGACCGTGATGCGGGTCGACGTCACGGCCGGCGGCCAGGACTTCACGACGCTCCTCGACAGCTTTTCGGCATCGTCGAGCACGGTCAAGGGTGCGTTCCGCCTGGTGAAGCAGGGCGATCCTTCGAAGTGGATGACGTTCAACATGACCGCCCGCGCGGCGCCATCCGGATACCGCAATTTCACAGTGGTCTGTACCGACAGCAGTTCGGCAAGCCCGTTCGCCAACGGCGATCCGCTGATGCTGTTCTTCCAGCGCAGCGGCGACAAGGGCGAGGATGCGGTCGGCGCGCTGCAGTTGCTTTCGTCGGTGACGGTGAGTTCGGCGGTGGCGCAGATCGACTTTCTGAACATTTTCAGCGCAGCGTATGACAAGTACATCATTGAGCTACAAAACATCACGCCATCTGTAGGTTCGCAACTGCAAATGCATCTTGCGGTTGGAGGAGTAGCGGATAGCGGGGCTCAATACCGTTACAAATGGGACAACGGGCAGATGAGCACCGGCTCGAACATATCCCAAATACCTCTGTGTTACGCCCAAGGCAATGCCTACACGCTGACGGTCGAGGTACGGAATGCCAACGGAAGCGGGGCCAAATCCATTGGCTGGCGGGGCACCCAAGTTTTGACGGTTTCGCCTTTGGGGGATTGTGTTGTATGCGGGGAGGGCGTGTATCGCGGCGCCAATCCTGCAAGCGGGTTCCGCCTCTACATGGGTGGGCCGGCCGCGAATATTACCGCCGGCACCGTTCGGGTCTACGGCGTCAAGAACTTCATTTAAAGGGAGCAGCATGACCCATCAAGTATTGGCGGACGGCGTTGTCCGCGCCGCCACCCCCGAAGAAATTCTCGAGATCGAAGCGCGGGAAAACGAGCCGGCGCCGACGTCTGCGAGGCACATGACCATTCTCGCGTTCCGCAATCGCTTCACCAAATCGGAGAAGGTTCGTATCGAATTGGCCGCGATCGACGATCCGGCTGCAGACCTGGCGCGGCGGGAGCGCGCCGCCGTCGTCCGCATTGGCCAGGCCGACCTCGCCGCCGCCACGTATGTGGACGTCGACCGCGCCGACACGCGCGAGGACGTTCAGGCCTTCGAGACCATGGGCCTGCTCGACGCCCCAGGCCGCGCGCTGGCGATCCTCGACGACGAGATCCAAGCGCACGAGCGCTACTTCGCTTGATCACCGCCGAAAGGAATCCTGATGAAAGCAGCGTTCTACAAGGGCACGCGCCCGGGCCTGGCCGGCATCTACAACCGCTTGGTGCGGTGGTGGACGCGAAGCGAGTTCTCGCACGTGGAGTTGGTGCTCTCGACCGGCTCCGCCTGGTCGGCGAGCTTCGCCGACGGCGGCGTGCGAAACAAGCCGATCGACTTCGACCCGAAGAACTGGATCCTGATCGACCTACCGCCCGAGCTGGAGCAGGGCGCCGAGGCCTGGTTCCGCGCTCACCGCGGCGCGAAGTACGACCTGCTGGGCAACCTGCAATTCGTGCTCGCGCCGATTCCGCACACCCAGGGCCGCTGGTTCTGCTCCGAGGCGGTGGCCGCCGCGCTCGGCATTCCGGACCCCTGGCGATACTCGCCCGGCACGCTGGCCAGCGCGCTCACTCTTCTCCAACCCGCTTCGGCGGGTTTTGTTTTTTCTGCTGCACCAACGCCATGAAAGTATCCCAAATGAGTGAACCAATTTCCGGCGCCGCCGCCGGCGCCTTCGGCTGGAAGCTGCTGGGCGGCATGGCCGGCATGGGCGCGATCGGCGCCGGCCTGGCGTCGGTGGTGGTCATGTGCATGATGACGCCTCGCAGCCCGAAGGAGTGGGCCGTCGGCCTGATCTCGACCATCGTGTTCTCGATTGGCGGCGGTGCTTGTGTGATCCAGCACTATGGCCTGGAAGCCTGGGCGCACAAACCGGTCGGGCTGGTCGCGATGTTGGGCCTGGTGTTCGCCTGCGGGCTGCCGGGCTGGGCCATCGTGCGCTGGCTGTTCAACTACATCGAGGCGAAGCGCAATGCGACGCTCGTCGACGTGGTGGGCGACGTCCGCGACCTGGGGCGCTGATCATGGCAGCGCTCAACGGACTCCATCCCAACGTCGCGGCGTTCCTCGACATGATCGCCTTCAGCGAGGGCACGGATAACGGCCGGCAGCCGACGAAGGACCGCGGCTATGACGTCGTCGTCGGCGGCGCGCTGTTTGACTCCTACGCCGATCACCCGCGCAAGCTGGTGCCGCTGCCGAAGCTGAAGATCAAGTCGACGGCCGCCGGACGCTACCAGCTGCTGGCCCGCTACTTCGACCACTACAGCAGGGAGTTGAAGACGACGGGCTTCGGGCCCGAGGTGCAGGACAAGATTGCCTTGCGCCAGATCCGCGAGCGTGGCGCGCTGCCGGCGATCGAGGCGGGCAACTTCGTCAAGGCGGTGGCGCTGGTCAAGAACATCTGGGCCAGCCTGCCGGGTGCCGGCTACGGCCAGCGCGAGCATAAGCTGGCCGACCTGGCGGCGGTGTACCAGCGGAAGGGCGGGGTGCTCGCATGACACCAACCCAACTCCGCATGCTGATTGCCGGCGTGGCTGTGTTGCTTGCCATGGCGCTCGCCGGCGGCGCCGGCTGGGTCGCCAATGGCTGGCGGCTCGACGCTGCGCACCGGGCAGACATCGCCGCGCGCGACGCCCAGCTGGCCGCTGCCAAAGATCTCGCCCGCCTGCGCGAGCAGGACTGGACCGCTCAACGAAACCAAGCTCTCGAAAATGCAAACTCCCGCGATCAAACCATCCGCGCTCTGGCTGCTGGCTCTGCCAGCGCTTCTCTCAGCCTGCGCGACACCCTTGCCGCCATCGGCCGCGGCGTGCCCGACGCTTCCGTCGAAGCCCTCCGTCACTCAACCACAACCCTTGCAGCCGTACTCCAAAACTGCCAGAGCGAATATCGAGAGCTGGCAGAAAAGGCTGATCGACACGCCAGCGACGCGCTGACCCTGGAGCAGGCCTGGCCGAAGTAGGGCGCACCGCTAGTGTGTCAGTATTGCCGGCTTGCTGAGCACTGCTAAACTCCCCTCATCAATAGAAATACGGGGGAATTATGCGCAGCGAACCGACGATACTTGAGAAGCGCTCTGGCCAGGCCTTGCTGGCTGCATTCGCCACCCAACACGCGATCGAGAATGAAAATTTCGGAGATCGTCCTGATCTCACCTTTATCGCGGACGGGCACAACGTGGCAGTTGAGATAACGAGCCTGCTGCCGTCCGATGTTCACCATACGATAAAGACTTTTTTCAAGAAACTTTACCGCGATGGGATTGCTCTCGGGAAAATTGTAATTCCGATCGAGCCTGATATGTGGATTAAAGCGGCAATTGAGAGAAAGTGGAAAAGCGTTCAGAAGTACAGCAACTTTTCATCGCTCGAAAACTTAAATCTGCTTGTTCATCGCCCTGGAATACTTAGTGATATTACTGAGTACGATGATGATGGATTTATTAATGCCTTGCATTATGGTCACGCGAAATCCAGTCACGGATTTTTGAATGTATTTTACTGGTCGGGAACTCGCATTGTCCCTCTTCCAAGAGCGAGCCGGTCAGTTCCCCCAAGAACACTTGACCTCTCGAACGGCTATCCTGCATGGATCGTACTTTCTCACACTAGTGAGCAGAGTAAGACCCGGGAACTTCTGGAAGGGAATCCGCTATCGTTTGACCTCCCGGCTGAACACACAAAAATAGTAAAGCCGATGACTCCAGAGTTTAAGGGTCTTCCACCGCTTATGCCTGAGAATAATTTTCGAGTTTCATTCGGATTTCGCGAGAAGGAACGCTAGCGATCGGTTTAGTTAGCAACAATGACCTTGATCCATACTTATTCTAAGTTCAAGACCCCGTTTAATGAATTCGCTTGGCAGGCCTACTCTATCGAGCTGCTGCGCCAGTATGCGGAATGTGCTGCTCGTCACGCGAAGACGGTTCAGGCATGGCCGAAGTAGAGCCCCGCCGCGGGCCGCCTTGGATCAGCACGCGCTGAATTACTGTAAGCGGCGCGCCGCTTTGGTGGAGTGAGACGACGCCAGCAGCGAGGCCAAACGCGGCTGCGATGTTGACGGCCAAGTCGACCTGCACGGCCGTGAGACGGTCAGTTCGTTGATCCATGCGGCAAGTATCGCAGAGTCGGATGCTGTAATTACATTTCAGCTGAAAGCTATGCGCCCAGCATCTTGGCGCAGCTTCGGCGCAACAGTGGTCATCCTGACACTGGTGCTATACTGTATAAACGTACAGTATTTCAGTGAGTCAACCATGTCCGCGTCAGCCGTGATCATCAACCCCGAAGACCTGCACCCGTCCCTCTGGCGTGCTTCGCAGCTGGCGCGCAACCACACGCGCTGTATCAGCACCGGCCACCCGGCGCTCGACAACCAGTTGCCCGGCGGCGGATGGCCAACTGGATCGATGACGGACCTGCACACGCAGCAGCCCGGGGTTGGTGAGCTGCGCCTGCTGGCGCCGGCGCTGTCCAAGGTGGCTAAGCGCCAGATCGCTTTCCTGCAGCCGCCGCACCCGCCCCAGGCGCTGGCCCTGGCCGCGATGGACATCCCGCCCGAGTCGGCGCTGTGGCTGCGCGCCGACCGCACGGCCGATGCTCTGTGGGCCGCCGAGCAGGTGCTGCGTAGCGGGAGCTGCGGCGCGCTGCTGTTCTGGCAGCACCAGATCCGCGCTGAAAGCCAGCGGCGCCTGACGCTGGCGGCCCAGGAGGGCGAGACGCTGTTCTTCATGATCCGGATGCTCGCCTCAGCGCAGGATCCGTCGCCGGCGCCGCTCCGCCTGGCGCTGCGCCCGCGCGCCGGCGGCCTGGAGGTCGGGTTCGTGAAAAGGCGAGGGCCGCAGCGCGACGAGCCGCTCTTTCTGCCGATGCAGATCAACCCTGCGCACCGTCTTCAGCCGCAGTCGCAGCCGCACAGCGCTCCAGTCCACGAACCGGAGGTGGCGGCAGCCTTCGCCACCACGGGAAATCCCCACTGATCGGTTACGCGGCCTGATCGCGGCGAAGCGGCGCCACCGATGCGCTGACGGCCGGTGCCGCGCAGTAGTCCGCCCAGACCTGCATGAGAACCTTGCGCTTCTCGATCAGGTCGCCGCGGCGGTAGGCGGCCTCGACTTTATCCGGCAGGCTGTGCGCCAGAGCGTGCTCGCAGACCTCGCGCGGGAACGAGTTGCCGACCGACTCGGCGCACCAGTCGCGGAAGGTCGAGCGGAATCCGTGCATCGTGATGTCGCCGCGATCCATTCTGCGAAGCACGGCCGTCAAGCTCATGTCGGACAGGTCTCGGTCCAGCCGCTGGCCGGGGAATACGATATCGCCGACGCGGGGTAATTCCTTCAGCAGGGCCAATGCTGCGCTCGACAGTGGCACGCGATGCTCCTTGCTCGCCTTCATCCGCGCGGCTGGCACCGTCCATATCGCCGCATCCAGGTCGAACTCATCCCACCGCGCGCCGCGGATCTCGCCAGATCGCGCCGCCGTCAATATGCCGAACTCCACTGCGCGCGCCGCCGTGCCGCCGCGCTGTCGCAGTTCGACCATGAAGGCGCCGATTTCTTGCCAAGGTAGGGCGGCATGGTGCGCCACTCGCGCAACCTTGTTGGGGTCGGCCAGCAAATTCTCCAGGTGGCCGCGCCAGCGCGCAGGGTTCTCGCCCGTCCGGAACTTGCTGACGGTCGCCCAATCCAGAATGTTCTCGATCCGGCTCCGCAGCCTGGTTGCTGTCTCCGTCTTCTCCTGCCATATCGGCTGCAGCACCTTCACCACCAGCGGTGTGTCGACGGCGGCCACCGGAAGCTCGCCGATCAGGGGGCTGGCATAGGTGGCGATCGTGCTCTCCCACTGAGCGGCGTGCTTTGCGCTTTTCCAGCTGCTTCGGTGCGCTGCGATATACTCCTTGGCGCAATGGTCGAACGTGACGGTTTTCGCGCGCTCGAGCGCCACCTCCAGCTTCACGGCGTTGCGCGCCTCAAGCGGATCGATGCCATCAAGGAGGGAGGCGCGGCAGGCCTTGGCCTTCTCGCGGGCCTGCGCCAGCGATACAGTATGGAGCGCGCCCAGGCCCAT